CGATCACGGAAGATGACTTTTCAGGGTCTGCTCTTAGCCTGACCCCTGTCAAGTACGCCGTGCTTGTTCAGGTATCAGAAGAGCTCATAAACGATGCCCAATTCGACGTTGCAGCCATGATCTCAGAGGCGGCAGGGCAAGAAATGGCCATCGCGCACGGTTCAGCCGCTTCGACCGCCGTGGTCGCTGCTGCTGGTACTGGTGGTACCGCTGCTGGTACTGCTGCGTTCACATATGGAGAGCTTGTTGCGCTCCAGTATGCGACCAAGGCTCAGTATCGCAACGCGCCTAAGGCTGGTTGGTTGATGAGCGATACGGCTCTCGGCAACATCCTTGGCACGACGTCGAGCAGCCTTCCGCTGTTCCAGCCAGGTGGTCAGGGTGGCGTTGACCGTCTCCTTGGCAAGCCTGTCTACACGGCTCCTGGCATTGCGGTCCCTGCGACCGGTGTCAAGGGCGTGCTGTTTGGTGATCTTGGACAGATCAAGACCGCCATTGTTGGTGGCGTGACTGTCGAGGCAAGCCGTGAGTTTGCCTGGAGCCAGGGCTTGGTGTCCTATAAGGTTCAGGTACGCGGCGCGACTGGTCTTGCGCAGCCTTCGGCTGTCAAGTTCCTCAAGAACGCGTAATCAACTAGCAACGGCTAGTTAGTGGGGAAGGGGAGTCGCTTCGGCGGCTCCCCTAAACCGCAAGTAAGGAGAAACAGAATGCTCGTCCGACTTGCAAAGCGACGCAATGAACATCCAGCTGGCGCTATCGTTGATCTGCCAACGGCAGAGGCGGAGAGCCTGATCGGCTTTGGCTTGGCTGAGGTCGTCGCAGATGTCGACGCAGAGGCACCAACGCGCCACGTAGAGCGCGCTTCTGTCAAGGCGAATACCAAGACAGCCACCGTGCCTGTTGAGGCTGCTGACGTTGCGGAAATCGTGGAGCCTGAGGCGTGAGCCTGACAGTCACGAACATCACCATTGGAACCACGGCAACTCTGATTGCCACAGGCTTGAACGGCCCATCGTGGCTCTACCTTCACGCGCCTACCGGTGGCAACACGGTCTATGTCGGACCAAGCAATGTGACCACGGCGACAGGACTTGAACTGCCAAAGGGCGCACTACAAACATTCTGGCTTGCCGAGACAGACAAGCTCTACGGTATCGTCGCTACATCAACCCAACCGCTAATGACAATGCAGACAGGAGGCCGCTAAATGTCTTACGCAAGTTTGGCTCAGTTCAAGGCGGCCGTACAGATCACAGATTCAACAGATGACATTGCACTCCAGAACGTACTGGATGCAACCGATACCCTGATCGATCTCTACTGCGACCGTAAGACTGGCTTTGGAACGGCGACCGAGACGCGCTACTACACCGCTGAAGAGTACGACTACTGCCTCACCGATGATCTCGTGAGCGTCACAACGTTGACCACTGACGATCTCGCCGACGGCACTTACTCAACGACCTGGACTGCTGGCACAGACTTCCAGCTCACGCCAAAGAACTACGCGCTAGATGGTTGGGCATATACCGGCATCAGCCGCTCCAACGCATGGACGAAGAACTTCCCTAAGGGCGTGTTCCTTGGCGTCAAGGTTCTCGGCGTCTTTGGATTCCCTGCTGTGCCTGCCGCTGTCACTCAGGCTGCAATCATCCAGGCGAACGCAGTATGGAATAGCCGAACTGCTGCGTTCGGCGTAATCGGATCTGCTGACCTTGGTGGCATCCTCCGCATGAGCCGCGCGCTGCATCCAGAGTCCGCCTTGATCCTTGAGCCATATCGACGACGAGAAGGGTTGGCACGCTGATGGCATTGGGCAATCGCTACGACTTGGAGATCAAGCAGGGAGCAACGCTCTCGCTGACTGCCACTTGGAAGGACTCAACTGGCACGGCCGTCAACCTGACTGGCTACACGGCACGGATGCAGGTGCGTTCTACCTACGATGCAAGCGCCACGATTCTCAGCCTGACAAGCGCTGCTGGCGACATTGTGCTTGGCGGCTCGGCTGGCACCATTGCGATCACCGCATCTGCCACGGTCACCGCTGCGCTCACCGCACCGTGGGCTGGCGTGTGGGATCTAGAACTTGTTTCTGGCGGCGGCGTAGTGACTCGACTATTGGAGGGATCGGCGAACGTCTCGCCTGAGGTGACGCGATGAGCGTAACGGTCACCAAGACCGAGCAGACGGTCACGGTCACGCAGAACAATCAGACCGTCACTGTTGCTCCAGTCACGCAGACGATTGATGTCAGCGCCGCAGGACCACAGGGCGCAACTGGCGCAACCGTCGTCAGCGTCGCCGTAGGCTCGACTACCACAGGTGCTGCTGGCACCTCAGCATCCGTTAGCAACTCAGGATCTTCAACGGCTGCTGTCCTAAACTTCACCATTCCGCAGGGTATCCAGGGCGCAACAGGTTCAACTGGCGCCACCGGCGCAACAGGTGCCACAGGTTCGACAGGAGCCAAGGGCGACAAGGGTGACACTGGCGCAACAGGATCAGCCGCTACGGTCGCTGCTGGTACGACGACGACAGGCGCAGCCGGCACCTCCGCAACGGTTACCAACAGCGGTACCTCAAGTGCGGCCGTGTTTGACTTCACTATCCCTCAAGGGATTCAGGGCGCGACTGGCGCTACAGGATCGACTGGCGCTACAGGAGCAACTGGCGCGACTGGTGCCAAGGGTGATACTGGAAACACTGGTGCAGCCGCCACTATCGCTGCCGGTACTACCACCACTGGCGCAGCTGGAACTTCCGCTAGCGTCACAAACGTCGGCACGTCAAGCGCCGCCGTCTTCAACTTCACAATCCCACAAGGGGCCAAGGGCGACACCGGAACAACAGGCTCTACTGGAGCGACAGGCGCGACTGGCGCCACCGGCGCTACAGGTGCTGGCGTACCTATCGGCGGAACCACTGGACAGGTACTCGCCAAGATTGACGCGACTGACTACAACACGCAGTGGACTACGCCAGCAAGCAGCGGCGTCACGAGCGTCACTGGCACCGCGCCGATCGTCTCGTCTGGCGGCACGACTCCAGCCATCAGCGTCACCGCTGCATCAACCTCAGCCGCAGGCGTGGTGCAACTCAGCGATTCCATTCTCACAACAGACAGCACCGTCGCTGCTACTTCAACTGCTGTACAGAGTGCAAACAATAATGCGGTAGGGGCTGCAAACACAGCAAACCTTGCTGCTCCAACTGCTGGTTTAACGCGAGTCTTGTATGGAGCAACAAGCGTCTATGGGACGCATTCGCGCGAAGTGTTGACAACTACCAATGCAAACACTACTCAACAAGTAATTCTGACACGGTTCTATGCAATCAATCAGTTTAGTGCTACAAACATCTCGGTGACATCAGGAGCGACGGCCTCATCTGGATTGACCTATTGTGCCTTCGCCATCTATACACGCTCAGGAACAACCTTTACGCGCAGGGCCATTACCGCTAGCGACACTACTATCTTCAACACGGCAAATACGAAATACACTCGTGCCCTTACAAGTGCGTATTCTATCGGAGCAACAACTGAGTACTACATCGGTATTCTGCAAGTAGGAACGACAATGGCGACCACCCTTGCTGCAACTGCACGTGCTGATACCTCAGCAAACGCCGCGACTGGTGTGCAGGTGTACACGGTTGCCAGCCAAACCACCCTTGCAACGCCAATTACTGGAACAGCCCACGCAACGCGTTCAGACTTCGCGGAGGTCTCCTGATGGCAGTGATCACTGAGCCAGCCTATCTAGACGAGGAGACTGGTATGCTCACCGAGATTGTCCGAGACGCAGAGACTGGCGAGATCATCGGCAAGAATGAGCGGATGCCTGAGGAGGCCACAGAGTGACTGACCTAACAATCCTTGATGCCATTGCTGATCGACTTGCTTCGGTCAATCCGCCATCCGGCTACACCCTGCGCAAGGTCTACGCGACGCCACCAGAGGGCTTGCCTGTGACTCCTGCGGCCGTGCTGTTCCCTGGCGGAGATCAGATCACCGTTGGCAATGGCAATCGAACGACAGTGCTGACTGTCAACTGCGTGCTCTTTATCCTGCCGATTCCTCGCATGGATGAGAAGTACCGCGACCTCTACACTTGGCGTGCTTGGCTGCGAACAGCCTTTGACGGTGCTGTGACGATTAGTGGAAACGCGGTGCAGGTCGCTGTCACCGGTACTACACTCGGCACAGATACATATGCCGATCAGGACTACCTGACGGTTCAGGCAACTGCGGAAGTCACGGTCTATGACACCGTGGCATTCACCGCGTAGAGCAAGGAGTAAACGATGGCAACCTACGGCGCAAAGGCTCTGACGCGAATCGCTGTTGCGTCACAGACTGCTTTCGGAACCGCAGCTACATTTGGCACCGCGAGCGGCGAAGTGCTCTTCAACGAGACAATCGGCTCGCTTGACTTGGGCGTCACGATTGATCTCGGAGAGAATACGTCTGTTGGCAAGCGCACCGCGATTCAGTCAAGCCAGCCAACCATCACCGGCAAGGCTCCAGTGCTGACCATCGCTGAGTCGCCTGCTTCGCTTCGCACCCTGCCAATCCTGTTCCAATCGATCGGCGGAAGCGCGTCAGGGACGGCCTCACCGTATACCTGGACTTGGACTCCAAATCAGAGCGATGTCGACACGCTCGACTTCCTCTCGTTCCTTGTGACTGATGGTGTGCAGCAGTACACAGTCCGCGATGCAATCCCAACCGAGATCACGCTATCGGCTGATGCCAATGGTTTGGTGCAGGCTGGAGCCACGCTAGCTGCGACGGTTGTGAGCAGCACCTCTGCGACCTTCCCAAATACGATCAATACCAACCCACTCATCCCTGGCCGACTGATGAAGCTGAGCACGGCTCCATCATTCCCATCGAAGGCTGGCACTTCGCCAACGGCAACTGACTTTGCGTCGATCTACAACTTCAACCTGTCGATCCAGACTGGTGCTGGCATGATCACGGCGCTCGATGGTAGCCTCACGGCAGCCACGGCCGCACTGACTGGCGTGCTTGATGCGACGCTGACCTTCACGGCAGCGAGCAACTCCGCAGCCACGACCAGCTTCGGCATCTCAAGCATCGGCACGCAGAAGTTCCTGCGCCTCTACGGCACGACCAGCGACAACTATGGTCTCTGGATTCTCGGCTCCTGGACGATTGAGAACTGCGTACCGTTGTCAGCCGATACCGATGGCGTTGTGGTAAATGAGATTACCTGCCGCCTTGCGTTCGACAGCACGGTAGCGGCTGGCGCTGGCAAGTCGATCCAAGTGATCATTGACTCGCCACTGTCGGTAATGCCATAAAGAAGCAGCGCCTAGTGCGCTAGTAGGAGGGTCAATATGGACACGTTAAAGATTGAACTGGACGGCTCGTATGCCGGTTGGACGATTGAGCTGCGACGCAATGTAAGTGCTCGCATCCTCATCGAACTGCAAGGTGATACTGCCGTTCAGTTCGCAGCCTTCGCTAAGTTGGTTGTAAGCCACAACTTTAAGGATATTGAAGGCAACGCTGCTGAAGACATCCTTGATGCTCCAGTGACGGCCATCACGGCAGCAATGGAGAAGTGGGCAGCCGCAATCTCAGCACTCCCAAACGCGTAAGGCTGGAAGCCAAGCGGCTGTCCATCGGACAGTCAGTCGTGGTGACCAGCCCTGAGATCATCGCGCACACACTCGGTACCGCCTACGGCGTGCCACCTTGGGAGATACTGAAGACCGCAACCGCCGAAGACCTCATGACCTATTGGGGCTTGTATTGCGAGATTCAACCAAGGAGCAAGTGAGTGGCTAAGGGAACAGTCGAGATCCAGCTGCAAGGCAATGTCCGAGCAGAAGCCGAAGCACTCCAGAAGGTCTTTCTCAATTCCCTTGGTTGGCGCGGCGTCCGCAAACTAGAGCAGTTTGCCACCGTCAACGCTGCTCGTGCACTGGCGAAGCCGGTACGCGAGAAGGCTCCCAAGGATCTCGGCGGTCTTGCAAAGAGCGTGCGTGGCCGTCGCTCGCGTATCACTCGACCAGGAGCCATCGTCGGACCAGTCGCAGGGAAGAAGCACGCGTGGTACGCATGGTTCGCTGTCAAGGGAACTAAGCCGCACACCATCCCCAAGGTGACTGCTGCCAATCTATTCTCTGATCGCAAGTTCATTGAACATCCAGGAACTCGTGGCAATAACTTCGTCATTGAGGCGGTAGAGGCTAATATCCAACTAGCCAAGGATGCAATGGCGAAGACCATTGTGCTGCTGATCAACGATGAAGCAATGCGCAACAAGGTGCTCGGTCTTGAGATCGAGTATGCCAACGGCACCGCAACAAAGTTCCAGAGTGAGCAGGCGCTCCGGCAATGGAACAAGCCTGACTTCATTGGCCCACTCACGCCGCTTCAGGCTGAAGGCAAGCGTCGCCGAGAAGCGACCGATAAAATCAAGGTGCTTGCGGCAAACAAACGGCTTGCGCAGTTCAAGCAAGATGCACAGGTGTTCGGCATCAAGCCGAATATGTCTAACCTCCGCGCAGGGTAGGAGTAACGAATGCCTAACGTCCAGGTTAATGCAACGATCAGCGCTCGTGATGCCGCGTCTAAAAACATCAAGACGGTCAATAAGGCGCTCGGCACCCTTGGCAAGACGGCTAGTGGCATTGGTTCTGACTTCAAGAAACTAACATTCGGCATTGCCGGTATCGCTGCTGGCGTTGGTGCATTCACCGCATCTGCGATCAAGGATGCGGCTCTTGACGAGCAGGCTACGGCGAAACTCAACGCAGCTCTCAAGGCGCGCGGATTCGCAACAGAGGCCGTTGCCGCTGCCGTTGAGAAGCAGATCGTCGCTGGTCAGAAGCTCGCCTTCACAGACGATGAGGTACGCGCCTCAGTAGAAGCAAGCACGCGCTTTACAAAGAATTATGCCGTCGCGCAGAAGATGCAGACAATTGCCATGAACTTGGCGCGCACTACTGGTATGTCTCTCGGAGATGCAACTATTGCGGTGGGTAAGGCATATCAAGGTAGCGGCGCTAAGTTACTTGCGTCGCTCGGTATTACGAAGAAGGGGATCAAGGGTCAGGAGGCACTGAACGCGCTATTCAAGAAGACAAAGGGTGCGGCTGGTGCCTATGCGGACACGGTCGCCGGATCATTTGACTCACTCAAGATTGGCGCTGCTGAGCTAAAGGAACAGTTCGGCAAAGCATTCCTCCCTGCTATCGGCAAACTCTTCAAGGGCTTGAATCCGTATGTCGAGCGTCTATCGCATCTGATTCAGGCGAATACGCCTAAGTTGCAGAAGTGGGCAGACATCATCGTCAATAAGATCCTGGACAAGTTGCCATCGCTCTTCGCCGAGTTTGAGGCAAACGTACCTAAAGCACTGATCAGCATCGAGAAGTTTGTTGATAGCGTAAGTGGCATTGGCAAAGAGGCAGACAAACTACTCGGACCAGGCGGATCGATTACAACTCTTGTCTCAGGTATCGGCTTAGCGTTCGGTGGAATCAAGGGTGCGATTACTGCCAACCTAATTAAAGATGGAATGGACCCATTTACCGCGCTTATCGTTGGAAATATTCTTCAACAGATTCCACTCGCGCTTGGTAAAGCACTAGTCGATCAGGCTGTTACTGCCGCAGTTGGCAAGTTTACGGCTGCTATGGCTGCTGGCTCTGCGGCAAGCGCCGCTGGTAGTGCTGCTGCTGCTGCTGGTGGAGCGGCAGTTGCAGGAGAAGCTACTGCTGTGGCGGCTGGTGGATTGTCAGTTGCAGCATTGGCACCAGTAGTTATCGCCGTATTGGCTGTTGCCGGTGTTGTTGATGCCATTGCCACCATTGCTAATGGAACTAAGGGAAAGACACTGGCGCAGCGTGCCGCCGAGCAAGGATTTGATCCACGCACATTTACTCAGAAGGCTCTTGCTGGTGACGCTGGAAGAATGGTTGGAACATCATATGGTCCATCTGGATCGGCAACGTACTTGACAAGCAACATCTATATCGGCACAGGTAAGGTCGATACCGTCGTTGCTGACTCAATCAAACGGACAGCGGTGAACGGTCGAGGTCGTTAAGTGGCAAATCCGTTTACGCTGATTGTCGCAGGGGTAACAGGAGCAGGAACAGGTGGGGACCTGCTGACCCTTTCAGCACCAGCATCAACGACTACGCCGTATGTTGATCTTGGCAGTCTCACGCTGACGATATCTGGCGATGGTGGTGGCGGATCAATGTCCTTTGATGTCATTGAGACTAAGACTCCTGGCGGTGGACCGTGGTGGCGTTCAGGTGGCGTTTACGACAATGCACGCGTTCAGTTCTTTGACAGCCGGTACAGCGCTACAACGCCGATCTTCCTTGGCTTCATTACTGGCATTGAGGCAACGCTGCTAGAGAATGGTCTTGGATCTCGCGCAACGGTCTCTGTAGTGGACGCAGATGATTGGTTACAGCGCACCATTATTCGCAATGGAACAACTGGCATCAAGGCAACGTCATATGTTGATGCGTTTACTCAGGGAGGCACTACCTCTACAGATCAGGCGCACATCAATGCTCTCTTAGCGAGAGTACACACACAGGTCAATGACGCAACAACGCGACAGATTCTTGATACATCCATCATCACTGGCACCAAGCGCGCTCGCTTTGGTGGAGCGGCGACCACGATTGGCGCACAGACATTCAAGGCAACAACGCTCCAGAGCGCCCTAGATCAAATCGCAGAAGCTGCTGGCGGCACTGCCAGCGTGCAGTATCGATATTGGATTGACGGAGATGGCCGCCTAAACTATGGACCTAAGACGGCGGCGCCATCCTACGCAAATGCTCCTGCTGAGATCGTTACCGATCCTGCAAGCGTTCAGGTTGGTAGTGCCTCCACCGTCACACGCCTTCTGGCGCGAGACCTCAGCGTAAATCTTGACCATAGCGATCTTGTTAAGGGGATCTTTGTTCAGGCTGACTCTGCACTTGCTCGATACGACAGCAACCAGACTTTTCCAACCGCACCAACGAATGATCCATACTTCCGCACCTATACCGGCACCTATAGTCGTAATGGCGCAGGGCTGTCAAGCCGAAACGGCCCACTGCCACACGAGATCTTTAGCGCGCCCAAGGTCAATAAGATTGGTGACCGTGGCGAGACGATTGGCGCACTTGCACGCGCAACAATGGTTTCTCGCGCAGCTCCAGTGCGAACAGTTTCATTCACGATTGGTGGATCAGACCTAGCGCAAAGCGGAACACCTGATTGGTCCTATGGCTACAGCCAAGGATACGCCCTTACAGCAGCATCAACATATACGTTGATCAAGGCGTGGCTTCCAGATCAGTATGTTAAGTTGACGGCACCAAGCCTAAACCTCTCTTCTACCATCCTCCGCATTGTCAGCGTTAGAATGCAGTTTGCACAGGGTGGTGGATCGTATTCTGTTGAGTACAACATTGAGGCTGACTTCCGCCGGCGGTACCTTCCAAACTTTGGTCGCATTATTGGAGGCGAGTAGCAATGGGTAAGTACGGCACAAACCTTACTGGCTTTGGCGCATTTGAGGGTGGGGTCAACTCCGACAAGGGCGCACCGCTCGTCAGCACGAACAGCGCAGGCGAGACCGCGCTGCTCTTTGGTCCTGCTGCGCTGCGAGAGATCCAGGCTGGCGTGGCGAACGGCGACTTCGCTATTCCGCCGGACGCGGCAGGCGACACGATCACAGAAGAGAATCAGCTGCCATACTGGACCTTCACGGATATCAACAGCGCAGGAGCGATTACTGCGGCCATCGTCACTGACTCTGGTGCAGGCTCTGGCAATGTGTTGCGCTTCACGATTGCAAGCGGCACCTTGACCGGTAAGAGCGTCACGCTGACGCGCTATGTGCCTATTCCATCATCGGCGTCTCGTTCATTCAGTTTCTATGCTGAGGCAAGTTTTGATAATGCAACAAACAGCACACAAGCCGCTGCACAACTGACCTGTCAGTTCTACCAGGCAGATCGTACAACAACAACTGGAACAGCGTTCAGTTCCACGAATACCTTGTTTTCAAACCTTGTAACGTCAACAGGTATTACGGCTCCAGATGTCTTTGCTGTGTCTCCGTCACTATCAAACACCACAGCGCCAGCAGACGCCGCATTCCTAAAGGTAACAATAACGATTGCGACGGTAGCAACTCAGTCTGCTATTCGAACTATTGATTTGACAGAAGTCCGTATCACCAACGGATCATCTGGCTTGATCTTGACCGACAAAAGCACGCCGACAAACTCTCCTGCATTTATCATCAACGATAGCGGCACGCTGTCTATTGGTGATGGAGGCGGCCTTGGAGCATTAGATGTTGGAAATGCGTCAGTGCTTGAAGGAACCGATTCAGTTTCGCTGCAAGCAACAGACATTGAAGCGCTCGGTGACTTTAGAGTTACTGGCTATTCAAATTTGGAAGGATCAGCACTGAGCCGATACGATAAGGGTGGATCTGCTGATGCAACAACGATCACGACGGCAGGCACCTATTACGCGCTCACTAATGCTGAAGCGACATTTGCGCCGCAGTTTATTGGACAACGTTGGCTACTAACCTATACCGGATATGCGTCACTCAATACAACGACCATTCAATATGCCTTTGTGCGAGCAGACGTCACCGACAGCGTAAATACTCAGATTGATGTGCTCGGTTACGGCCGCGCGGATAACTTCGGTACATCCGGTCGTGGCGGAACCGTAGCGGTCACAAAGGTATGGGTTGCAGACAGCACAAGTGTGCGAAAGATCAAGCTCTATGGCACAACGCAAACGACTAATGGATTGACGCTGTCGCTCGCCTATACCCAAATCACAGCATTCCCAATTGGATGAGGAGCGCAATATGTGGGAACTGATCTGCACAACACCTGGATGTGAGCTTGACGGTCAGAGCCAAGAGGTCATTGGCGAGAATGCGTGCTGCGCGATCTGTGGCGCAATTCAGGAGCGACGATGACGCCACGCCAGATTGACCAACTGATTGAGCGTCTAGACGCGCACTCCGCCAAGCTGGATCAGGTGCGCTCGGACGTGGACAAACTCAAAGGAGGACTGATCGTCATTGGTGCGCTGCTGTTCAGCGTACTCGTGCCACTAATCGCATCGCTGCTTGCTAAGTGAAGCGGCTCGCGTTCCCACTCTTGGGGATCATCTTCTCTACGCTCGTCTTCCTGCCTATCGTGCGCGCTGAAGACGTGCCGCAGCAGGGCGTGACGATGACGGTCTATGACGGCGTCATGCTCGGTCTTGGTCCATGGCAGCAAGAGCCGGAGCAGCCAGTCTGCTATTCAGGCGTGGTCACCATGATCGACTTTGATTGGGGCGGCGCACCTGCCGCTGAGGGCTGTCCTCAGAACTTCTTCATGGCCCACTTCACAGGTTGGCTCACCGTGCCAGAGAGCGGCCAGTGGGAGTTCCTCAACTGGTCAGACGATGGCTGGTACATGACGCTAGACGGCGTGATCACCATTGATGACTGGAACTTCCACGGTTGCGGTGGTCATTGGTCAGGACCGAATGAAGGTTACTCGCAGCTCGTCGCAGGTCAGTCCTATGCACTCGACATCTGGATGTTTGAGTGGGGTGGTGGCGCGTGCGCGCGTCTCTGGTATGGCGCACCGACGCTCGGCTACGGCGTTGTACCGGCTGCGTGGTTGACTACGAGCGCTCTACCAGCGCCCACTCCAACACCGTCACTAGAACCAAGCCTAGAGCCATCTGTTGAGCCAACGCCAGAATCAAGTCCTTCAGAATCTCCATCGCCAGATCCTACGCCATCTGTGGAGCCATCATCAACACCGACGCCAGAGCCGTCACCATCTGTAGAGCCAACACCAAGTGAGGTGCCAAGTGTCGAACCATCTCCGATCCCATCACCGACTCCCACACCCAAGCCGTCGCCCACGCCTGACCCTACGCCAGAACCTAGTGCGTCTGAGTCCGCTTCTCCTGATCCCTCTCCTGTACCTAGTGACTCACCGTCCGTAGCGCCAAGCGTGGAGCCAGAACCATCTCCGAGTGCATCGCCAGATAACATTGCAGAACAAACGGCAGCAGCAGTTGGTGAGGCTGTTGCGGCTGTCGCTGAGACGGTGAGCAAGGCGATTGAAGCCATCACCAATCTCGGCAAGGATCTCTCACCTGCCGAGAAGAAGAAGGCTGCACCGGTGGCGGTCGCCATCGTGATCAGTCAGGTTGCAAGTGCGGCCGTTGCCGCTGCGTCAAGCGCTGCGGCTGCGGCGAGAAAGGTAGACAAGTGATCAAGCGCATCATCGTTGATCTCGTAGGCGGAGCCTGGACGATTCTTGGTCTGCTCTTCGCCGTCGTTGTTTTGCCAGAGGGCAGCACGCAGTCCACAATGGCAACGCTGTTCGGCGGACTGACGCTGATCTGGCTAATCACTGGACCACTTCGGTGGATGGAGGAGTAATGAGCGCAGCAGACCACATCGAACAGATCCACGAGCAGGGCTGGACGCGCGTTGACACCGCGCCAATGGAGTGGGTGGCAGTCGTCCCAAACGACGATCACACGGCCTTCGGTGGTACGCTCTGGCGCATTGAGAATGACGGCAACCAGTACGCAGTCGGTGTAACGGCTGGTCATCCAGTCAGCGCCGCGCTGGACTATGAGGCTGCTGCTCGTGCGCTCGCAGTCCTGATCAAGCAGGAGAACCGTTAATGCCGCTGTACCACGTCAAGTCGCAGCTCTACGCCGATGCTGAGGCTCAGGTAAAGGGAGCCGCCAATCAGATCCTAGATGACTGCACCTGGTCATCCTGCGCGGCCGCAGTCTCGTGGGCGTCTGGATACACGGTGGACTACAGCGCCGCTGACGGCGTAGCAGCATTCGAGAAGGCGACTGGTCGCAAGGATAAGCAGGGCGTCAACGATGCCGGTGGCTCGCTGCCTGAAGCCGTCAAGACCATTGCGCAACTCGGCGGAAAGGCTCGTTATGCCAAGTCATGGGAAGACGCTATGGCCGCAGCCAAGCAGGGCGCCGCACTCATGGTGTGGGTGCAGCAGCCAGTCGGCTATCCAACCGACGTTCACATCTCGAAGTGGCACGACGTCTGGAAGAAGTGGTGGGCGAAGAAAGACCCTGCACACCTGAAGGCTGGCTATGGTCATATGACCTCTGCCGGTTGGTGCGAAGACCACGGCTGGCAGTGGGCATGCCCAACGCGAGACGATAAGCAAGCCGCTGAGAAGTACGGCGTGCCAGTCACTGAGGCGCAGTTGCGCCAGATCGCCAATAGCAAGGTCAAGGCTGGCAAACTTGCCGCCGACTACAAGGCTCTTCTCATCGTCACGCACCCTGGAAAGGCTGTGGCTCCAGCACCAGTAGCGGCGCCAGTCGCGGTAGCATCTCTGGACGAGCACATTGATACGCGGCTCGCAGCCGCTCCTAAAATCGCCGTAGAGGCACCTAAGAGCCACGCAGAGAGGAGTTCTATGCAAAAGAGTACTAAGACAGCGGCTGTGATTGCTGACGCTGAAGAAGCCTTGCAGCGCGTTGATTGGGATGACAAGGGCAAGGAGGCCATCTCTGCGCTCGTTGAAGCCGCGAAGGCGAGCAACGGCAAGAAGGGTATCCGCGCCAAGATCGGCGCTTCAATCAGTTGGATCATTGCCAATACCGGCATTGACGAAATGATCATTGAAGCGCTCCGCACTGGTATCGGCACAGGTCTCGCCATCGCCTTGGCGAGCGGCTCGCAGATCACCAAGCTCGACGCTGATCAGGCGGACATGATCTTCGCAGGCGCGATCGCTGCCTGCCTGCAGGTCATCGTGCGCGCGCTCAACCCTGACGATCCGAAGTTCGGCGTTGGCAAGGCGAAGCAAGAGATCCGCAACGGCAACGGCCCACACAAAGACTAATCGTGCCTAAGCCATTCGGCACCTGCTCGGTGTGCGAGATGGTGGCGAGGGTGTGGCAGGTCGAGTCTACGGATGAGATCCTCTGTGGGGTCTGCCTACGACTGCTGGTAGCGGTCAGCCTTGAGGACTTGTCGCAGCCGTCCTAGACGGCTACCCCTAGGTGGTCCCTCCTCCACCTAGGGGCTATCCACCCTGCATAAAAGATACTCACGCAACACGGTTGACAGCCGCGAAGCGTTGACCCTAAGATGCAGATGTCAGGCAGGACTCAGCCGTTTGGCTGGACTGACAAGGAGGTCAAGATGAGGTCAGCAATCATTGACGGTATTGGGTACGCGATCTTCATCGCGTGCATCTACATCGTCCTAGTCATTGGAGGGTCACTGTGAAAGTCAATCGTAAGAGCACGCCCAAGATGGTTGTGCGGCCGCACTTTGTAAGCGACTATCAGCGCCTAGAGCGAGAAGCTCGTAACCGCGAGCGCTTCAACTTCACCGTCGCCATCATGGCGCTGTGGGTTCTCGGCGTACTCGTCTTCCAGTTGGTGAACCGATGAGCCGCCGATACGAGTTCATCAATGCGCCACAGCGCAGCCCTGAGTGGTTCGAGATCCGCAAGAGCGGCATCACTGCCACCGGTATCACCGCCATCAACGGCACGTCGCCATACAAGACGGCGTACCGACTTTGGGCGGAGTTGACTGGTCAGGTCGAAGAGCAGCAGGTAGGAGCAGCCGCGCAACGCGGCCAGTTGCTGGAGCAGGCAGTTGCCGACTTCTACACGCTGGAGACTGGAGCCAAGCTGCGAAAGTCGAATGGCATCGTGCGACTCAAGGAGCACCCTTGGGCGATGGCGTCGCTAGATCGCACCATCGTCGGCGACCCTGAAGGCTTGGTCGAGATCAAGACGTCAACCTCTAGCAGGTGGGCGCTGTTCCCTGTGCCGCCTGAATATGTTGACCAGGTGCAGTGGCAGATGTTTGTGACTGGCGCCAAGTACGCCGACGTCGCAGTGCTGCTCTCTGGATTGGTCTTCCGCATTGAGCGCGTAGAGGCTGATCCGATCTACCAGACGCTGCTGTTTGATAAGGCGATGGTGTTTCGTGAACTGGTTGCAAGTGGCACGCCGCCACCTCTGACCGGCAACGATAGCGACACGCTCGCTGAAGTAAAGCCGCAGAGCAGCAACACCTACGCCAAGGCAGATCCGCAGCTGGATCACATCGCGCGCCTCTACATTGAGGCGAAGGCTGAGGCGGAGGCTGCCGACGCTGCACTCAAGGAGATGGCAATCGCGATCAAGGAGGCCATTGGTGATGGCGAAGGCGTCAAGGGTCAGGGCTGGCTTGCAACGTGGAAGCAGAACAAGCCGAGCACCAAGGTAGATTGGGAGTCCATTGCGGATGTCCTGCGCGGCGTAGCGCCAGAGACCTACGAGCAGTCGGTAAAGCGCTTCACCTCAGAGAAGCCAGGCGCGCGCGTGTTCCGCGTTCACGGCAAGGATGGTGATGCGTGATCGAAGTGCCAATCACACCGGCGATCATCATCGCCGCAGAGGAGATGTTCCGCACGCACAAGTCAACAGACTCCATGCGCCTGCGCACCGACAAGGCGCCAGGCAACACGGACTGGACTGGCTGCGTTGGTCAGGCCGTCTTCGCTGCTGCGCTGAAGGATCGCCAGATGCCGTATCAGTTCGTCAACACGACGCGCCGAGACTTCATCGTCTGCGGTCTTCGCGTTGAGGTAAAGACCAAGGCATACACGGTGCAGCCACAGGTGACGCATCAGGTGTCGCTCTATGACTACATCATCGATCACCAGACCTGTGACTATTACGCGTTCGTCTTCTTGCAGCTCGCAGAAGGGGAGCGCCGTGATGGTCCGCCACACGCTGGACGATTCCAGCGCGCGTGGATTGCAGGAGTGAAGCAATCCGATGAGTACAAGGAGGAGGGGTATGAGGTAAAGAAAGGCGAGCAGTTGCTCAATGGCGTTGTGGCGATGTTTGATTCGCTCAACCTACACGCGTCGCAGTTGCGACCAATCGAGACACTAGGAGGATCTGAACATGAGTAAGCAAATCGCAGCGGCACTGGCCGCACCGTTCACCGGCACGGATCTGAAGACTCGTCCAGGGCGTGGCGGAATGACGTTCACCTACGCCGATGCGCGAGCCGTAGCTCAACGCCTAGACGATGTGCTCGGTCTGGCTGGCTGGCAGTTTGAGGTCAAGGTGGCAGATGCTGCTGCCAAGGTCGTACACGGCACACTCGTCGCAGTGATCGATGGGGTGACAACCGTCCGACAGGACTTCGGCTACCCAAACAGCGCTCAGGATGACGAGCCGTACAAGTCAGCAGCCTCCGACGCTTTGCGCCGCTGCGCTGCTCAGATTGGCGTGGGGCGGTCTCTTTATGCGTCTGGCACAGGAACGAGCCTCTCCGTGGCTCCTGGACCCCTCTCCGTTGATTCTGTGAAGGTGTCTCAGCCTTCGGTTTCCACGAGTGATGTGGCTGTAGCAGCCGCCATGCTCTTCGCGGAGGGCGAATGTCCTGACCATCGCACCGCCTGGTCGTTCAAGCCGGCAGGCGTCAGCAAGGCAGGCAAGCCGTACAACGCGTTCTACGCGTGCAGCGGCAAGAGCAACGGCAGCTTCTGCCAGCGCAAGCCAAGCATTGCGTGGGTCAATGCGCAGCAGGCAGCAACAGGCGAACCTGAGCGCGCCGAGACAAGCATTGAGGATCTGCCGTTCTGATCTGAACGGCCTCGTCTACGGCGAGAGGAGACTGGCGACCTCCACCTCCTCTCGCCACTAACACAAGGAGGGCTAGATGGTTTGGTTCAAGTGGGTGGCAAACGCACATCGAGATGCGGAGATCTCGGCGCTAACTGACACGCAGTTCCGCGCGTTCATCACGATAATCGGTGAGGTGAAGCTGCTCCGCTCCGGCGGAGTGTTCAAGAATCGTCAGCACCTCAAGACGGTCATCGGCGCACGCCTCTTTAGGGGTGTGGAAGGACTGTTGAAAAGTGGTCTGCTGAAGGAATCTGGAGATGGTGTCATTGCCGTCTCAAACTATTCTCGCTATCAAGTCGACCCCACGTCGACCTCTCGTGGAGAAAGGTACCGAGCACGAAAAGAGGGTGGGTTGACGGACAGAGAAAGAGAAAGAGAAGGAGAGAAGAATAGAACCCCTATATCCCCTAAGCGCTCTGGCTCTCAGCGGCTCACGCCGCTAGGCGAGATCCTTGGAGTAAAGCGCTAATGAGAGTGAGGATGGAGAACCCTTCAGCTCGGACACTCTTGCAGAGAGAGCGACGAGCGAAGGAGACTCCAGAAGAGCGAGCATTGAGGGTGCTCAAGTACACGCTCTACAACCATCGAATGACGATGGAGCAATACACGGCCTTACGACTCGCACAGGCTGATCGCTGTGGTGCGTGCAGGGAGCCGCTCCGATTCGGTGATCCACGAGCGGTGACGGTCGATCACGACCCACGCTGCTGCCAGTACGAAGGCCTTGGTACTCGGAGGACAAAGGGACAGCCGATCTCGTGTGGCAAGTGCGTCAGGGCGCTGCTCTGCGGACCATGCAACCGAGCCGTCGGATTTCTAGAGCGCTATCCACAGCGCGTTCATATGTGGATTCAATACGTCAGGAGGGTAAGCAAATGAACATCGCGTTCGTAGGTCCGCAAGGCTCCGGCAAGTCAACGCTTGCGCAGATGCTCGAAGAGCGTCGCGTGCATCCGTACACGATCCTGCCGATAGCCGAGACCATTCGCACGGTGGCTGCTCTTGGCTACGGAGAAGACTTCGACAAGGGCAAGCAGTACAGCCAGCGCCGCATGGGGCTAGACATTGAGGTCTCAGGGCGCGAGATCTTGCAGGACATTGGCGCGCAGCTGCGTGAACTTGACGCGTCGTTCTGGATCAAGGCGTGGCATAGCGAGTACTTGAAGATCAAGAGCGCGAACAGGCTCGTGGTGGTGGATGACGTCCGCCTACCGTTGGAGGCGCACTACCTCCGGCACCACATCCCTGGCATCGTGATCGTCAGGGTTCACGCTACGGCAGAGGCTCGCACACAGCGCCGTGGGGTGCTACAGGGCGTTAGCGACGTGACCGAGTTCGGCTATCTCCAGACCGAATACGACCTCCAGATCGATACGACGGACTTGACAGCCGATCAGTCCTACGCAATCCTGCGGAAGCATATGGTGAATAACGGTCTATGGCAGTCATCCTATGAGGAGGAATCATGAGCAACGTTGCACTGACAGAACTTGAGACGCGCGCGGCGCAGCTCGGCTATCACTACGACGGCCTGGTGCGAGTTGAGCATCCATTCGCCGATGCAGAGAATCAGGTGACCTGGACGATTGTTCTGATCGATACGGCTGGTGAGGAACTGAGCTTCCAAGCGCCAACGATTGAGGGAGCCATTGAGGTCGCCAACGACCGGATGGCGCTGCTCTCAGGTCTGGCTGATCTATGAGCGGCTTCAACTGGATTGGCGTGACGTTGGTCGTTCTCAACAGCGCGCTCGCGCTGGTGGTCTTCGCGTCCTTGCCCATTAGCATCAAGCGCCGGCAGGGCATCGCACCGTCAATGATCTATCTGCTTACCACGGCAGCGACAGTGGTCTGGATCTGGAGGGCGCTGCAATGGCAGGCGTAAAGACCAAACGCGCTGGTGCGGCTAAGCCGCCGGTGTGGACGGTGACGAACTGCACTGACTGCGGCAAGGTGATTGACTACACCGATCCAAAGCGGATCGTCTTCCCTGGTCAGCGCGTACTCGTCATTCACGAGAAGGGCCGACGCTTTGAGTGGCGGCATAAGGCGTGCGTGAAATGAGTCAGATCGAGATCCTGACTCCTGAGCTAGACGAAGGGATCAGGTGCGTGCAGGATGGTGCGGATGCGTGGTGCTATGACCCCAAGATCGGTCGCCAGTTCGCCAAGTTGAGCATCCGTTACACGGACGCCAACGCACCAGAGGGTTGGTTTTTCCTTAACGAGCACATCTTCAACCGAGCCACAATCGCTGACTTGCTGAAGGCTGGACATATAGAGATCCAGTCCACGCGGTTTACACTGTCGGATGGTGGGCAGGCAATGCTCGCACGGCTGGTAAGAAAGTGAGCAAGATGAACGACCTAGACATTGATCAGCAGAATGCCGACAAAGCGAAGCGCGGCAAGCGCGCACGGAACAAGGGCAACTCATTCGAGCGTGAGGTCGCCGAGAAGATCGGTGGCGTTCGTGTCGGCCAGTATGGCGGCAAGACGGACGTCATGTCCGACTGGATCGTCATCCAGTGCAAGGTTGGCAACGGCTCTTATTCAGAGCGGTACGACGGCTGGCTTCGCTCAGTGAAGGGCAACAGTAGCCAGATCGCTGCGCTCGTCGTAGGCGATGCACCTGGAGCAGGCACGAAGCGTCGCACGATGATCGTCCTTGACTTTGAGGACTTCATCGACCTGCTAGGACCGAGAAGCTGATAGCCGCACTGCTGGCTCTCTCGCTGCTGACCGGCAGCGGAGGTCCAGACCTAACGCCGCACGGCGTACCGACGCATGGCGTCGCTACCTGGTACGGCGCGCATCACGCCATCTCGAAGCACTACTGCTACGGCGGCTTCGCGAATACCTGCTCGCCATACGCCACAGGGGAGAAGGTCTGGTATGCAGCGGTGGCGAGTTTCTCGTACTATGCGAAGCCATATCAGGTGCGCGTGTGCAGGGCTGACCAGCCAAGCCGCTGCGTTGTGGTGTGGGTAAGAGATGAGTGCGCCGGAGGGTGCAGGAGGGATCTGAAGAAGCCATGGACAAGCAAGAGCAGGGCAATCGACCTAAGTCCAGCCGCGTTCTCTCGTCTCGCGCCGCTCGGCAGAGGCGTGCTGTCGGTGACCATCACCGAGGTGAAGTGCCTAAGTTGCAACG